CGCGGCGACCGGATCATCCTGGCGCCGAAGGCCGACATCAAGGAGAAGGTCGGCCGGTCGCCCGACAAGGCCGACGCCCTGGTCCTGGCCCATTACCGGCCGCGGCGCTACACGCTCAACGTGTTCGCCTGAGCCAGTTACGCCCTTCCCACACACCTCGAACCCGCGGCCGGAGGCGGGTATCATGTCAGCGTGCGTCGTAATCTCGGCCACGAGGGACTGATGCCGCTCCCACCCGCCTTCATCTCCGCCATCAAGGCAAACCCCGACGACGACCTGCCGCGGCTCATCGCCGCGGACTGGCTGGATGAGCACGACGAGGCCGAGCACGCCGAGTTCATCCGCCTGGAATGCGAGTCGGCGAAGATCAGTCTGCGGACATCGAGCCGGGCAATCCCGGAAGTCAACCGACGGATGGCACGCTGGCGTTTCTGCATTGAGCGAACGGCCAAGCTGTGGGTCACGCACCGTGGCCATTGGTATCCAGAACTGCAAAGCCTCTTCGACTTTAACCGCACGGCCGGCGAGCCCTATAGAGTCCGCGCTGACACTAGCCGAGGATTTATCGAACAGGTCGGCGCCAGTTGGAGTCAGTGGTGCCGTCACGCCGACGGCTTGCTCGCCGGGCATCCGGTCCGCGAAGTGAGGCTGACGCCGTGGCCGGAAGATTGGGCACGCCTGGTGGCCATCGCTAATGAGCAATGGCCCGGCATCGCCTTCCCACCGCCGCGACACAGTTGGGGCGACCGCTGGGGTGATCCCGCCGTCACCGCCGACGTCGCCCTCGACCGCTTTCTCAATCCGCCATTCGTGCGCGAACCGCCATACGCTCCTTGACAATCGCCGCAACGGTCGAGTAGTGTACGTGTGTCGATGACGCGGGCGGCGTCCTTCCTGGCAGGGCCGGGACGCCGCCGGCCGCCGTGACGAACCTCCGCGGGCTTCGTCACGGCGGCAACCGTCGTCGGCGATGGATCCCGGTCCTGCCGACCTTTTGTCTCCCGGACACCCGCCCGAGCGTGACGACTCCCGCGGCCCTGCCATGACCGCGAGGCGCCTGCCACGTGTTCTCGTTCGTCTCCCGCTGGGTCGGGAAGCTCACCGGCATCGCGCGGTCCATCGCCCGCGTCGGGGCGACCACCTCCGGTGCGTCCATCCTCGGCAGCGTCTTCGCACCGGCCGGCCATGGCGCTGGCACCTCCACCACGTCCGACCGTCGCCAGGAATCGCTCGCCTACCGCACCTGGGTTTACATCGCCATCGGGGCCATCGGCGACGAAGTCGCCAAGCACAAGCCGGTCTGCGCGTTCAGGCGCCCGCGCGGCAGCCCCGGCGGACCGCACCACAAGAACGCCCGCTACTGCGGCTACTTCAAGGCGCTGACCGATCAGCCCACGGCTGAGGGGCCGGACGCCCTGGAGGTCATGCCGGACGACCATCCGCTGCCGCGGCTGCTCGCGAACCCGAACGGACCGGACACCGCGCGGACGTTCTGGAAAGAACACGAGCTAATGATGGGCCTTCACGGGCTCGTCTATTGGTGGGTTATCAAGAACGAGTTCGGCGTGCCCTGCGAGCTGTGGATCATCCCAACGTCGTGGGTGACGCCGTTCTACGGCACGGGCGACTACTGGATCAGCCACCTGGAGGTCCGCCCCCACGGCGCGGCGCGGCCGTTCATCATCGCCGGCGAAGACGTGATCGTGTTCCGGGAGCCGCATCCGTTCGACAAGCGCGACGGCTACGGCCCGCTGGCGGCCGGCGGCGTGTGGGTGGATTCGGCCAACTCCATCGACCGCACCCGCCTCAACGCGATGAAGTTCGGCGCGGCGCCCACGCTGGGCCTGGTACTGGGCGAGCGGTACGCCGACCCCGACGACGTCACGCTCGACCGAATCTATGCCAAGTTCCTGGCACGCTCCGCCGGCGAGCACAACGTCGGCCGGCCGGTCATCGTCCCGCCCGGAACGGACCTGAAGCAGCTCACCGGGGCGAACCCGGCGGAAATGCAGTTCAACGAGTCCGGCAACACGATCCGCGACAACGTGCTGGCCCTGTACAAGGTGCCCTACACGAAGGCCATGATCGTCGGCGGCGCGACGTTCGAGAACTACCGCGAATCGAACGATGCCTTCTACGAGAACACGATCGACAACCGCCTGGGCTGGTACGGGCAGGTCATCACCGAAAAGCTCGCCCGGCCGTACTGGGGTGCGGAGGCGGTGGTGTTCTGGCGGTCGTCGAAGCCGGTGGACGCGGAGCAACTCAACGCCGACATCGCCACGGACGCGGCCGCCGGAGCCATCACGCCGGACGAGATTCGCCAGAAGCGCGGCAAGGAACCACTGCCCGGCGGGCTCGGCAGCAAGCCGCTGGTGGCCGCGTCGATGCAGACTCTGGAGGCCGCCCACGCCCCGCCGGCGCCCGACGCCGGCCTGCCGCCGGACGAGGATGAGGACGCCGACGCCGACGCAGTCGCCGCAGAGCGCTCCGGGGATGAACGCGGGGGCGAGCGCCGGCGGACTGGCGTGCGGCCGATCGCCGGTCCGAAGAAGCTGCCCCAGGCGGGGTTCCACCAGCCGGCGCTGCCGGCCAAGTCGTTGCCGTGGTGGCACGTGCGACAGTACCGCGAGGAAGATCACCCGCGGGGCGACGACGGGAAGTGGACGTCGGGTGGCAGCGGGTCCGCCCGCCAGCCCAAGGCCCGGCCGCGGGCCCGGCCGTCGAAAAAGTTGCGGGACATGGCCGCCGCGCCGGACCCGGCGAAGGTGGCCGCCGCGAAGAAAAACCACAAGCTGGTGGACCGCGACATTCAGCGCTACGCCGAGGAGCGCAACGAGCCGCTGTTCGCCCGAATGGTGGGCGGCGCGTCGCTGCCGGACAACGAGCCCTTCGACACCGTCATCCCGCACGACCGCAATGCGGCCGCCCGCTGGCGGCGCGAGGTCGAACGCCGCTACGCCGCCATCAGCGAAGCCCGCGACCGCGGCAACAAGGTGCCGAAGTTCGGGCGGATGGACCTTGACGCGGACGTGGCCCACTGCGTCGAACTGAAGACGATGGTGGACAACGACAACGTCAAGATCACGTGCAAGACCGACGCCCAGGCCCGGAAGATCAAGTACGCGGTAGAGCAAGGGGCGAAACTTCACACCGTCGTGCTCGACGACCACAACGTCTACGACCCGGCGGGCGACGATCACGACGACAGCCGCCGCGTCTTCTACTACCGCCGCGGGGTCGGCAGCTTCCGCGTCGAGACCATGCACAAGTGCAAGAACCTCGCCGAGCTGAAGCGGCTGATGAACGCCCCGGAGTCGGAGCTGCCGGACGCGGCCCGGATGCACCCGCCCCAGCTCCGCGCGGTGACGGCGCTGGCGAAGCGCAAGGGCCTCAAGGGGTACGAGCCGTGAGCACCACGCTGGCGATCCGCAACGCCGACGGACTGAAGGCCGACGCCGAGATCGCGTCGAACCAGGGCTGGGGCGACCTGTGCCGGTGGACGGAAGAGTCCTGCCCGCCGGCCGACTACATCGACCTGCGCCAGCTCACCGACCACGGGCTGTGCGACTCGGCGGTGGGTCTGCGCGGCGAGCTGGACGACGCGCTGGCGCTGAACCCGCCGCCGGACGTGGCCGACGTGTTTCACGCCATGATCGACGCGCTGGCAGACGTGGGCGGTGAGGATTTCGCCTTCGTCACCGACGGGCTGGGGCCCGACACGGCGGGCGACGACGGCGGCGACCCGGGCGACGAGGACGACGGCGGCGAGCTGCTCGCCGCGCTGGGGCTGGAGCCCGACACGGGCGGGGAGGGGTGAGATGGGCGAGCAAGAAGCGGTGCTGATGAACGAACTGGCCGACCCGGCTAACGGCGATGTTGTCGAGCGCATCTACGCAAAGTTCATGGAGCGTGTGGCTTCAGCCGCGCCGGCCGCCGACCGCCTGGCGATCGTGCGGGTTAGCCTCGACCTGCTCCGCCAGATGCTGCACCTGCCCGCCAACGCCCGCATCGTCGCGGCGACCGACCAGGCGGCCGGGGCGTTCGACCAGGGCGAGCTGTGGCTCAAAATCGCCTGCGATGATTTCCCGGAGGTCAAGCCCGGCAGCGCCGTGCCGGCCCTCGTACCGCTGTTCAGGTCCGAGTTTCGAGACGGCGGGCACACCGAAGTCACCGTGGACTGGCGGCTCCCGTGACCCTTATCACCGGCCACACCCGGCCGCTCCCTGTCGGCCGCGCGGTCGCCCGGACCGTGCTGGCCTACGGCCGCGTGTTCGAGCGTGACGTGCTCAACCAACTCCGGCACCGCGGCACGTGGATGCCGGTCACGCTGGACCACTGGCGCGAGCAGTTCGCCGCGGCGCTGGCCGACGACCTCGCGCCGTTCGCCCAGCGCGGCTGGACGGACGCCCGCCAGCGCTACGCTGGACACCCGGCTGCGTGGCTGAAGGTCGCCGGCTTCTCGGCCACGGCGCTGAGTCCCGAGCTGCGGCTGGCGATCGAGACGCTCGCCCTCGACCTGGCCGGCTCGACGCTGGCCACCGCGGCGTTCGCCGTGGCCGTCGCGATCCGGCGGCTGCGCGAGGCGCTGCGGCGGGGCCTGTCGGCGGGCGAGACGGCGCAGCAGATGACCGACCGCGTCCAGCGCATCTTCCGCGACCCGGCCCGGGCGCGGGCCATCGCCCTGACCGAGTCGTCCCGGGCACTGCACCTGGGGCAGTACACCGCGGCGGTGGCGGCCGGCGTGGTCACGAAGAAATACTGGCTCGCCGCCAGCGACTGCTGCGACGAGTGCGAGGCCTTGGCGGCGATGGGGCCGATCGACCTGACGACGCCGTTCCTGGTCCGCACGACGGGCCGGCCGGCGTACCGCGTGGTGATGTTCGCACCGCTTCACCCGCATTGCCGGTGCACGATGGGCGAGGTGCTGGGGGACGTGATATGACCATGCAAGCGTACCGCCGCCAAACGGCGGCGGCGACCGGGAACGCCTCCAAGGTGACGCTCGGGCCAGGCGGTGCCACGCTCGCCTGTCCGCGGGGCGTGCAAATCAAGGCCGGTCTGTCGAACACCGGCAACGTGTTCATCTCGCTCAACAGCGCCATCACCACCGGGACCGCCGTCGCCACCGACGGTTTCCCGCTCGACGCCGGGGAAACGCTGTTCGTGCCGCCCGCGGCGTTCCCGGACGGCGTCGCGCCGGACGCCAACCTGATCTACGCGGCCGGCGACGCCAACTCGCAAGACGTGTACCTCCTGGTCCTATGAGCACCAGCCTCACCCAATATGTCGCCACGATGCGTGGCCGCGGTGCGGTGGTCCCGGGCCGTCGCGGGTCGGGCGGCTCGCCGCCGCCGTCCTACCTCGACCTCGACTACGAAGAGATCGCCGGCCTGCCGCCGCCGGCCGACACGCTGGCGTGGGAGTCGTGGTTCCTGGGCCTGCTCGGCACGCGGCTGTCCGACGCCAACTGGCATTACGTCGCCGACAACGAAGCGAAGTTTTACTTCGACGCCACCGCCGGCAACGACACCACCGGCGACGGGTCGATCGGCAATCCGTGGCGGTCGCTGGAGAAATTCAACAGCGAGTCGTTGGACTGGGCTGGCCCGGCCTGGTGGCTGTTCAAGCGCGGCGAGATTTTTCGGCCGGCGAATCTGACCGACGGCATCGTGATCCGCCCGCAGTCGATCGTCGGCGCCTACGGCACCGGCGCGGCCCCGCAATGGCAGGCGTTCACGCTGGTCTACACCTCGGGTTGGTCGCTCGACACCGGCACGACCTACGTCCGAGCCGAAGGCACCACGGTCGTCCTGGCGGCGTTCCAGGATCTGACGAAGGCGATGACGAGGCCGCTGATCGAGGCGGCCAGCGTGGCGAGCTGCCGCACGACGACCGACTCGTGGATTTATTCGGGCGGCAACCTGTACGTGAACCTGGGCGGCGAAGTGCCGAACAACGCCGGCTCACTGATTCAGGCGCACCGCGGCTTCGCTCCGACTGGCGCGCCGAACAGCGCTTATCACATCGAGGCGTACCAGGACCGGATTCTGATTCGCGACATCGTGTTCCGCGGCTGGGGCGTCGCGACCGACGTTACCAAGCAGCGGCACGGCATTGCGCTCACCTCGGCGACGCAGGACACGCACGCCGCGATGATCGGCTGCATCGTCAGCGAGGGCGGTTACCACGCTGTCAGCAGCCTCGGGCCGGGCCGCACGACGTTCAGCGGTAACTCGTTTGGCCTGAGTCAGCGGGGGCCGGGTGGTCAGACGGTCTACGTGACGTTCAGCAACAGCGGCGGGCAAGAGACGCTCCTGTACTCGCACACGACCTTCGCCGGCAACCTGCCGACCGAGACGTTTGGTCTGCGGATGCTCGGCACGGCCAGCGTCTACGGGCACACGACGGTCCCTGACACCTACGTCAAGCTGTTCGTCGATTACGGTCACACGCACACGCCGGGGCCGTTCAGCCCGATCTCCGGCTCGGGCGTGGCCAACAGCACTCCGGCGTCCGACCTGTCGCAAGTGCGGTCGTTCCTGGCGTACCAGATGCGTGGAGAAGCCACGGATCGCCACATTTACGTTTACGGCGCGCCCGGCGGCCATGCGGACATCAACCCGGTGTACGAGGGGCTGGTTACAGACCAGTCGGCGCGGTCGTTTGGCTCTAGTTCGACCGGGTGGACGATCAACGGCACGTTCATCGCCCACGCGAACGGGGCCGGGCTCGCGCGGATGTTCGGCGACTCGTCCGGCAACGGCGTCGAGAACGGCGGGACGTACATTAACTGCCGCTTCGAGTGGAACGCGGCCGGCGGCGCCTTCCGCGGCGGGTTTAACGCATCGGGCCACGAGAACCTTCGCCTCATCAACTGCATTTTCATCGGCGGCGTCGAGGGCGCATACCTAAACGTCTCCAACGTCGCCGGACGCCTCCACAACAATGCTTATTACGTGGATGACCCGTCCGATCCGGCGTACGACGCCACGATTTTTGCCAACGGGGACGGCAAGGGCGCGATCAACGACCCCGGCAAGGTCACGCTGGCGTCCATTCCGCCCAACGCGGTGCCGGTCGCACCGTCGCCGCTGATCGACGCCAGCTATGGCATCCTCGCGCCCGAGTACGACGCCCGCGGCATTCCCCGTGGTCAGGGGCGTGTGATCGGGCCGCTGGCGGCCACGGAGGGGACGGGGACGCAGCCGGACGATGGCGAGACGCTTGCGTTCCTCGTGCAGCCGACGGACGTGGGGGCGGATTTGCCGATCACTCCTGCGGTCCAAGTTCAGGCCCGCAATGCGCTCGATTTGCCGGCGCTAGACTTCGCCGGTGACGTGACGATGTCGCTGTCGGCGAACCCCGGCGGCTCGACGCTCGGCGGCACGCTGGTTCGCACGGCCAAGTACGGCGTCGCCACGTTCGCCGACCTGACGTTGGACGAGGTCGCCACCGACTACGCGCTCAACGCGGCGGCGACGGGCCTCGGCGACGCGATCAGTGCCGAGTTTGATGTGACGGCCGGCTGGAACCCCGCCGACATCACGGCCGGCACCGTCGGCTTCTTTATGGGTGACCCGGCTCTGACGGAGTATTTTCAGGACACGGCGCGGACGACGCCGGCGGTGCCGGACGGATCGGGCGACACCAAGCGGGTCAAGGGCCTGACGCCGGCGGTCGGCCCGGTCGGCACGCAGAGCACCACCAGTAACGCGCCGATTCTGACCAGCACGGGCTTGCAGGCGGACGTGACGACGGTGCGGCTGCTGCTGGCGAGCGTGGTGACGGCGGCGGTCAGCAGCCCGTACACCATGTACATCGTCGGCAACGCGGGCGGCGGCGAGTTTTGGCCGGCCGGCTCGCAGGATAACGCCAGCTACGTCGGCTTCCGCCCCAGCTTCAACGTCGTGCAAACCAGCAACGGCCAGTGCAACACCTGCCCGTCGGGACGCTTCACCATGCGCATCCGCCGCACCGTCGGCGGCGACACCAAGTTCAAGTACACCGGCGTGAGCGAGGCGAACGCGACCAGCCAGAACGGCAACAAGTTCGACCTCGATGAGGTGTTCATCGCGCTCTACACGGCGTCGGGCGGCCGGCTGGAGTCGCTTCTGTTCATCACGAACGCCGACATCGCGGGCACGGCCGACGAAACGTCGCTGGCCGCGTGGATGGCCGATCAGGGGTACCCGGCATGGTAACCGACACAGTCTCACTGGCCCCCGGTGAATCGGCCCGCTTCCGCGTGAAGCTGACCGCGGCGGCGGCCCGCACCGAAGTGAACGCCGCGGCGATGTCGGTGTTGGGTGTTATCTGCTCGCGCTCGCGCGACCGCGACGGCGACATCATCGAGCCGTCCGGCGCCGACACCCGCCGACACCAGGCGAACCCGGTCGTGTTCCTCAACCACGGCATCGTCGGCGGCATCCCCGGGATGACCTTGCCCGTCGGCAAGGCCGTGGACCCGGCCGGGCAGTACACCGTCCGGTACGACGCCGCGAACGACGTGTTGGTCGCCCGAACCTACTTCGACCAGGACAGCGCGACCGCGGCGGAGGTGTTCCGCCTCTACGACGACGACATCCTCCGCGGCTTCTCCATCGGCTTCCTGCCGCTCCGCGTCAAGCGCATTCTCGACAAGCTGCCCGGACGCCCGCGCCCCGGCCACCACGTGGACCGCTGGGAGTTGCTCGAATACTCGTGCGTCGGCGTACCGAACAACCCCGACGCCCTGCGGGTCAAGCTGCAAAATGGGTTTGGCCCGGGCGTCAACCCGATTCTCAAGTCAGTCCTAGAGCCACTCGCCGCCGACCCGGCCACGTGGTCGCCGGGCTGGACGCCGCCCGTTGTCCCTGAGCCATCACTACCGCCGTTCCTGAAGGGGAGTCTCATGTCCGCCACCGCCACACCCGCCCCCGCCGTCGAGTGCCACGCCATCCTGTTTCCGCCGGATCAGTTCACGGCGGACCAGGCCCGGGAGTGGCTCACCAAAGGCCACTACACGCCGGAGAACGACTACCCGGCTCGCGATCCCGCGCCCGCGGAACATCCCGCGTTCGGCGGCGACGGAAAGTGCCTGGCGTACTTCCGCGTCGAACCCGAGCGGGTGGACCCCGCGACCTTCCAGATCATCGACCTGGCCGGCGGCGTCAAGGGCGTCTACGCGGCCGTCAAGTCGGCCGCCCCGATCACCAAGGGCACCGGCGACGGCACGGCCGGGTCGCACCAGCCCGGCAAGGAAGCCGCGGGCATGGACCCCAAGGCCCCGTTCGGCGGGCAGGTGCTGCTCAACCTCTTGGAGCATATCGCCGAGCACGTCGGGCAGGTCGAGCACCCCAAGACCAAAAAGGTGCTGCTGAAGACCGCCAAGGCGCTGCTGGCGTGCTGCAAGGATTGCTACCCCGACGTCAAGGCGGCGACGATCCCCGGCCTCGACGAAGACAAAGACGATGACGACCCGATGCCCGGCGGCGGCATGAAGGTCTACCTGCCCCCGGGCAAGGTGATCGTGGACGCCGCGGCGCTGGTCCGCGTGACCAAGAGCCTCGAAGGCGTGCAACAAGAGTTTTTCCGGGCGACCGGCCGCGAGCTGCCGTCGCTCCCCACCGGTTAGCCGTCGCCCCACCTCCTGGAGTCCCCGTCACGATGACTGCCGCAGCCCCTTGCCGCCCGGACCCCGAGGTCCTTTCCATGAGCCGTCCCCAGCGCCGACTTCACCGCAAGAAGCTCGGCCCGCACCCGGAGACCCAGCGGGACAACTACGCCGAAGTCCGCCGCGCCGTCGAGAAGCTGCACGCGAAGGTCGCGGCCGCGCTCGCCGACGACGACGTTCACTGCGGCGAGCTGCACCTCGTCTTCGTGTTTGAAGACGGCCAGATCAAAGGCCACAAGTTCGTCACCGAAGGCGTCGTTCTAGCCGCCGCCTGCCGCAATCCGCCACTCGCCTTCGACGCGCCACGCCCCTGAATCCCCCGGAGACCCCCCGCGGAAAAACCCGGGCGGCGCGGCTGGCATCCCGACCAGCCGCGCCGCCCGGGCTTCGTTTTGCCCCTCAGATTTGACCTCCCTGCACAATGCCGGGCGAACCGGACGCACGCCCCGCGTCGTGAGTCATTCCGAGGTTGCCATGACAGCTCCCGCCGCTCCGACCGCCACCCCCATCCCGCCCGTGGCACCGTCCGACGCCCCGGGCAGTCCGGCGCCAACCGACGCCACCGCCGTTGTCAACGGCATGGGGGCGCTACTCGACGGCTACAAGAGCCAGCTCCAACAACTCGGGGGAGCGCCGCGGGGCGGTGCCGCTCCGACGCCGCGGCAGGTGTTTCACGCCACCAGCGGCCCGGTCGGTCGCGACTCGCAAGGCTTCTCGGTCATGCGGGCCGCGGGCTACGTCAAGGGCTGGATCGACGCGGAGTATTGCAAGGAGGAACTCCACGTCTGCAAGCAGGTCAAGGACCTGTATTGCGGCTACGGCTTCGTAGCCACTGGGCCGGGCCTCGTCGTGCCGTTCGCCACCCGTCACTTCCCGGTGTTCGAGCCCAAGGGCCAGCAACTGGCGGAGGAAATCCGCCTGAAGATGGCCGCCGCCGTTGAGGGGGTCGATCCAGAAGAGACGGACTGGGCGTTGAAGCGGGCCGCGCGCTACTCGACCAAGGCGCTCGGCACGCTCACGGAGCCCGCCGGGGCCGCCCTGATCGGCTTCCCGTCGTTCGGCGACCTGATCGACCTCCAGCGAACGATGGAGGTGTTCACTAACGCCGGGTGTAACGAGATCACGCTGGCGCCCAACGGGCGCATGCAGTGGCCCAAGCTCAACGGCGGGTCCATCGGATACTGGGTCGGCGAGGGGTTGGCCATCACGGAAAGCCAGCAGCAGTTCGGCACGCTCGACCTGATCGCCAAGAAGGTCGGCGTCCTGGTCAAGCTCAACAACGAGCTGCTCCGATTCACCAGCCCATCGACCGAGGCACTGATCCGCCAGGACATGGCCCGCCGCGCTGCGCTGACCATCGACGCCGCCGAACTGACGGGCGTCGGCGGCCACCGCATTAAGGGCCTCATCACCTACCTGACCCAGGCCGCGTGGGTGGAGGGCAGCGACAAGGTGGTCACGCACACGCCGTCGGGCGGCGCGGCCGACGGCAACTCGGGGTACCGGTTCATGCCCGAGGACGCCGTCCTGATGGAGTCCAAGCTGCCCGACGAGATCGACGGCCCGACCGCTTACGTCATGCGGAAGGACTTCTACGGCATCCTGGCGGCCCGGCGGAACGACGCCGTCGCGGCGGGCGACAAGGCCGGGGCGTTCACGTTCAACATGGCCCGCGGCATCGGCGACGGCGTGGGCTANNACGCAAAACACGCTGGTGATCGCCGGGTACTTCCCGGACTGGATTCGAGCCCGCATGGGCATCATGGAGTTCCTGTCCAGCGGCGTCGGCGACACGTCGTTGGTCAACGACCAGACGTGGCTGCGCGGCATCCAGCACGTGGACAGCGGCCCGCGGCACCTGGCCAGCTTCGTCCTGGCGGACCAGGTCCTTCAGGCGTAAACGCGAGCCTCCGGCGAGTCCGGGGGACAAGGGGCGCCGGGGGCGGGCGACCGCCCCCGGCATTTACCATCGAGGGTCAGTATGGCCACCAAACTCCACGATCTCGCCAACGCCGGCCTGCTGGTCCGGACGTGTTCGTTGGCGGCGGCGTCCACCAACAACACCGGTGGCACCACGACGACGCCGACCTCCGGGCTGGCGTACGGCGACTTCATCCAAGGCGACGGCCGCTGTTTCGCGATCTTGAGCCTCGGGGCCCCGTCCGGCGCCGGCGGCACGTTTGACTGCAAAATCCAGGAGTCCACGGACGGCACGGCGTGGACCGACATTGCCGGGGCGGCCTTTGCGCAGGCGACCACCGGAAGCGGCTTTCAAGTCATCACCTTCGACCGCGCACAGCGATACCTGCGCAACTACAACACGATCCAAGGTGCCACGACCTGGCCGGCCCACGTGGTCATCGGCCAGCAACTCAAAGTGCTTTAACCGACCGTTTCGCCGGGGCCGGCCCGTCACACCGCCGGCCCCGGCAAGACTGCCCTACCCCTTGTCCCACACCTCTCGCCGGAGTGCCTGCCGATGCCGAAGTACAAGGTTCTCGTCGCGCAATTTCCGTACGGCTCCGTCACCCACATCGACGCCGCCAAGTACGTCTCCGCTCTCGTCTGCGAGATGAGGAGCGATCCAGACATCGGCCCCGGCGGGGTGGCCCTGTGGGACATCGCCGACACGCCCGTCACCATGAGCCGCAACCGCTGCCTGCTAGTGGCCGAGCAGGCCGGCGTCGATTATGTCCTCATGATCGACTCCGACATGCGGCCGGACCTCTACCTCGACGGCGGCGGCCGGCCGGCCGACGGCTACGAATTTGCCAAGCCGTTCTGGTCCGAGGCGTGGACGTTCGCCCGCGACCACGCCGGCCCCTGCGTGATCGCGGCGCCCTACTGCGGCCCGCCGCCGGAGGAGCTGGTTTACGTGTTCCGCTGGACGAATCGCCAGACGGACGACCCGAACCCCAATTACAACCTGGCTCAGTTCACCCGGGCCGAGGCGGTCAGCGCCCGCGGCATTCAGCGTGTGGACGCCCTGCCCACCGGCCTCATGTTGCTCGACATGCGTGCGGTCCAGCGGCTGCGGCACCCGCGGTTCTACTACGAATGGATCGACGAGACGGCGTCGAAGAAGGCGTCCACGGAGGATGTCACCTTCAGTCGCGACCTGGGCCTGGCCGGCGTGCCGCTATACGTGACCTGGGACGCTTGGGCTGGGCATTGGAAGTCCAAGTGCGTGATGCGGCCGAAGGTGGTCGATGCCGACAGCGTGTGCACGCAGATGAAAAGCGACCGCATTGTCCCGCCGACCGCCCCCCCCGCCGCCGCCAGACGCTGCCCCTCCGGTTTGACGGCTGGGGATAATTCCGGCGATCCGCCCCGGAGCGTCCCGTGCCCTACGTCACGCGAGCCGAGCTGAAGACGTTCCTCGGCGTCGCCGCGTCCGACACGTCGCAAGACGCTCTCTTTGACCAGCTTATCGTGGACGCCTCGGCCGGCGTGGACCTGTGGACCGGCCGTACCTTCGCGGGCGGCGTCGTCACGGCGACCGAGTATTACTCGGGCAACGGGCTGCCCGAACTGGTGCTGCGTCGCCGCCCGGTGGTCGTGACGGGGCTGGCGGTGAACCTGGACGCGATCGGGTATTTCGGCGTGCCGGCGGCGGCGTTCGACTCGACCACGCTGCTGACGCACGGAGCCGATTACGTGCTGCGGATCGACGACCCGGCCGGCCTGTCCCAATCCGGGTTGCTGTTGTGGCTGGGCGGCAGCGCCATGAGCGGCTTCCCGCCCGCCGCGGTCCCGGGCGTGCTGACGCCGGGGGCCGCTCGGGTCGGCTGGCCGGCCGGGGTCGGCAACATCCGGGTCACCTACGGGGCGGGTTACGCCGCCGTGCCCGACGCGATCAAGACGGCCACCCGCAAGCTGGCCGCGGCCCTGAACCTTTACATCAAGAGCGGCGACCTGGTCGTCTCGTCGCGCTCCGTCGGCCCGTACTCGTGGAGCAAGACGCAGCTCCGCTCCCTCGCCGACAAGACCTTCGGCTCGGATTCGACCGACGAGCTGCGGCGGTACCGTGAGGTGACGTTCTAATGAGCTTCGTCGCCGACTTCGCGGAGTGCGTCGCACCGGTGACGGTCACGTACACGCGCCTGGCGGACGCCACGGCGTTCGCCGGCGTTGCCGCGTTGCGGTACCCCACCACGCTCGGCCGCAAGCGTGTCCCCGGCCCGGCGGCGCATTCGTCGTCCGACACGACGTTCATCATCGACGTGGCGTCGCTGACCGGCGTCACCGTGGCGAAGAACGACACCCTCACCCAAGGGTCGGAGACGTTCAGCGTCGAGACGGCGGAGCGGTTTGAAGACGCCGAGGGGCCGTGGTGGCTCATCGAGTGCCGGAGGGTGCCGTAATGGCCGCCGGGCCCGCCAAAGACCCGCAAGACGCCGCCCGCGACCTGACCCCCGGCGAGCCCGGCGTGCCCGACGCGGCCGCGCTCACGACGCGGATCCTGGAGGGCCTGAAGGTCATCGTCCGCGAGGACACGCGGGAGAACTTTCGCCGCGCGGTCACCCCCGACGACCGGCCGTGGCCGCCCCTGGCGCGGCCGCGGCCCAACGGCACGACGCACCCGCTGTGGAAGTCCGGCGACTTGATGCGGGCATCCACCGTGGCCGGCGACCCGCGGCACGTGGAGGAGATCAGCGGCAACACGCTCACCTTCGGCACGACGCACCCGCTGGCGCCGATCCACCAGTCGGGCGCGACGATCACGCCGAAGCGGGCCAAGTACCTGGCCATCCCGATCACTCGCGACGCCGAAAAGGCCGGCAGCCCGCGGGCGTTCGGGCGCAAGCTGTTCCCGATCGTCAAGGGGGGCGTCGCCAAGGCACTGGCGGAAACGACCGGCAAGGGCAAGAACGCGCGGCTGGTCGTCCATTACCTGCTGCGCAAGTCGGTGACGATCCCGGCCCGGCCGTTCATCGGCATCGGCGCGCGGCTGGTCGCGAAGATCAAGGCGTATGCCGCCAAGACGGGCGCCCGGTTCTTTTGGGGCACGACGTGAATGCCGTGGTCGATGACCGTTACCGACTTGGCCAACGGCACGGGCGCGTCCGTCGCGATCGTCGCCGGGGACGGGTCGTCGTACGTCGTGCGGCGGGCACCGGTCGGCACCACCGGCCCCGGCACCTACGTGACGGTCGCCGGGCCGCTCACGGGCAGCGGCGCGGTGTCGGTCGCCGGGCTGGGTTACTGGTCCTGGAAACTCGCCCTCGACGACCTGACGGCCGACTTAGCCGGGCCGGTCTACCGGCCGGCCACGGCCGAGGGCGACAGCGTATGGTGGCGATGCGTCGTCAGCGTGGCCGACCGGCTCGCCACCGAGGGGCTGCCCGGGCTGGCGGGCGGCGTGGTGACCAAGCTGCTGGGCGACCTCGACACGCTGACGCTGCCGTGCATTCTAGTGAGCCCGACGGGGCAGGCGGAGCGCAAGCTCCGCGGCCCCATTGCCCGCGACGACGTCGGTTACCCGGTGTCCGTCACGCTGCTGGAGAGCCTCAAGAACGTGCCGGAGACGCAGGGCGGGCTGGAGCGGTTCCGCGAGCGGTATTTCCGCTGGCGGGAGCGGTGCGAGCGGCTGCTGAACCACCCGCCGCGCGACGCGCGCGTGCCCGAGATGTACGACGTGGAGACCGAACCGGCGGACGCCGTGGACACCGGCTACCTGTACGAGGATCGGTTCCGCGTGGGGTTGCTGGTGGCCTTGTGTAAGGCCCGCGTGATGCGCGGGTAGTTCGATCGGGAGCGAGGTGAGACATGCCGGCCGACACAGGGGTCCTGGCGAAATTCGGGCTGGGCGACGCCGGCAGCGTCGCCACGAAGCTCATCGACGTGGACGAGAACGAGAGCGTCACCGCCGTCAACGAGCAGGCCGACGCCAACGCGATCAAGGGGTCGCGGACGCGGCGGGCGCACCGCGTCCGGCGGGGGGCGATCCGGGTGGGCGGGTCGTTTTCCTGGACGCCAACGGTGCCCGAGTGGCAGTTCATCCTGCCGAAGATATGCGGCGGCACGGCCTTCGACGGGTCGGCGGGCAGCACGCTCACCGACGCGCTGCCGTCGTTCAGCGTCCAAAAGCAGCTCCGGTCGGGTGCGGTCTGGCGTTACGACGGCCTGATGGTTAACTCGGCGACGATCCGGGTGATGCCGTCGGCGCCGGTCAAGCTGACCATCGACTGCATCGGCCTGACGCGCATCTCGGAGACGGCGTTCCCGGCGATCCAGCTCGACGAGAGCGATCAGTTCTTCATGGGCCATGAGGTGACGGCGTTCACCATCGGCGGAACCTCGTACGCCACCGCCGGGATGGAGGCCACAATCACCATCAACAACGCCGTGCGGGCTCGCTACCCGATGGGCTCACGCGAGGCGACGCTCGTGTACCCCACCGACCGGGTCGTCGGCGTTGCGGTCGTGCTGCCGGCCGGCGAGGTGACCTGGACGCGGTCGGGCGGGGCTCTGACCGGCCCGTACGTGGACGCCGACGCGGCGACGACGCTGACGTTAGTCGCGGGCAACGACACCATGGCGTTCACGTTCGGCGCGGTGCGCTACACCCACAGCGACCCGGTCATCAGCGACCGGGGCGAAATCCTGCACCGGCTCAACGGCACGGCGTACCGGGCGGCCGGGTCCGTAAACGAGGAAATGCTGATCGACCTCGACCGGACCTGACCCCGGCCGAGGGCTTCTGGAGGCGGACGACATGGCGAGTGTGTACACGCCCGACGGGTGCAACTTTGTCGGGGAGATTCCGTCCGAGCCCGGGATCACGCCGGCGGTGCGATTCCGCTACCGCCTGGCCGGGCTCACGGACAAGTACCGGTGGCAGGCGACGCGGTGGCCCGACGTCGCCCGCGTGGGGGCCGAGATCATCTGCGCCCACCTGCGCGAACTGGAGGCGCTGGGCGACGACGGCAAGACGTGGACATTCCTCGACCTGACGCCGGACCTGGCGCAGCGGCTTCACCACACGATCTTCGACGCGATGATCGGCTACATCCTCGGGATGGTGCCGCCGAAGAACCCGGACCCGTTAAAAAAATCCGGCGCGGAGTCCGCCTCCGCCTGATTCACCCCAAGGTCGCCTACCGCGACTGCGCGGACTGCTGCCGGTGGCTGTACGACGAGGACACCGGCGAGCCCGTGCGTCGGCCGCAGCGGACGGGGGCGCGGGTGCCGCGACCGAGCTACGCCCCGCCACCGTGCGACCGATGCCCGAAGGTGCCGCACGACGCACTGGTGCCGAGCCGCTTCGCGCGAGTGGAGCTGGGGACGGAGGGCGAAGCCGCCTACGAGTGGTACCTCCGCAACAAGGCCTGCGGGCGGGTGGCGCAGGACGAAGCCCAAGAGCGCGTCGCCGTGGCGTGCCTGATGGCCGAACAGGACGCGGCCCGGGCGGAGCGGGCCAAGGACCTCGCCATGATGGCCGACCTGGTGGTCGCGGCGTTGAAGGGCCGGTGACGTATGACGCCTGACAAAGACGTCAACATTAAACTCAGCGTCGATACCAGCGACGTTGACAAGGCCAAGAAGAAGGTCGATGACCTCGCGCACTCGGTCGGGGCCATCCCCAAGGGCACGGCCGGCGGCGGCCCCGGAGGCCCGGCCGGCGGGCCGCCGTCGCCCGGGTCGAGTGCCAGTAGCCAGGACCTTTACAACCGCATCCGCCAGCGCATCAGCGCCGAGGGCGGCGCGCCCGGACCGGGCGGAGCACCGGCGCCAGGCGGCGGTCCGGTCAACGTCGGCTGGAACCCGACCGTGCCCTGGGGAAGCCCCGCCGGCGGCCCCGCGCCCGGCGGCGGGTTCATGGGCCAAGGCGGCATCCTGGGGCTGGGCCTGCCGTCGTCGGTTTGGGCCGCGGGCGGCATGGCCGTCACCGCGGGCGCCCTCGCGAAGGGGGCCGGCTGGGTCCAGAACAACTTTGGCGACATCGACCGGGACCGCAACGCCAACCGCACGTGGATGCGCAAGGGCTGGGACGCGCTGAGCACGGTCACCGGCGGGATCGCCGACGACGTCTGGAACTTCGCCGACATTTCGCCGATGGGGTCCAACCGGGCGAACCGGCTTCGGGAAGTGGAGCGAATGTCCGGCCGGCTGGGGGCGATGCACCAGGCCGGCACCCAGGAAATGGGCATCCGGCTCGGCGAGTACGGCCAGACGTTCGGCCTGCGCTCGCAACAGGGCGAGGCGGCCGCGCAGGCACAGGCGGCGCGCGAGTACGCCAACCAGCTCCGCGACCAACCCGGTCTGGCGGCGTCGTTCATCACGTCCGAGTCGCTTATGGGCGTCCAGAACCGCGGGACCGGCGCGGCCCGCCAGGCGGTCGCCGAGGCCCAGGCCGGCGTGCGGGCGGCGCAACTGGAGCTGGACGCCCAGCAGAAGCTCGCCGGCGAAGCCAAGGGGCGGATCGGTTCGGCGAAGGACGCCTACGCCCAGGCCCAGGCCAACGCCGCCAACGCGGCGGCCGAGTACCAGAAGGCCGCCGGCGACCCGTCGAAGGGCGGCCGCGTCAGCGAGGCGGAGGCCGCCCAGCGTGGCGAGGCGATGCAGACGGCGGTCAGTAACGCCGGCGCCCGCGTCGAGCAGGCGCAGAAGGACGCGCAGGCCACCATCACGGCGGAGAAAGAGAAGCAAGAGAAGCTCGACCGAGCCAAGCTCCAGCTCGCCCAGGCCGAGCTGGGCGTCGCGCGGAACCGGGTCGAGTTGCTGCGCCAGCAGGAGCAGGCGGGGCGGCAGGGATCGGCCCAGCTCGCGACGATGAACCCGGCCGAGCGGCAGGGGCTGATGATCGCGGCGGAGAAGCTCAAGGGTGGCAAGTGGGACGAGCTGTCGCCGCTGGAAAAGGAGATGCTGGGCGGCAACGCCTTCACGTCGGAGGCGTACCAGAAGGAAGCCGAGCGCCGCGGGGCGGACACGGAGGAGGGCAAGAAGCTCGGCCAGATGTTCAACGTCGGCGACTGGCGCGACAAGAAAAAAGAAGCCGACGACGCCGAGAGCGACATCGCCAAGCGGCAGGCCGAGATCACCGCCCAGGGCGCGGAGAAGTACGCCGAGGTCCAGAAGAAATTCCTCGACGAACTCATGAAGCTCTTCGCCGAGATCAACACGCAGGCCATTGCCAACCTGCGCAACGAAGCGACGCGGGGCAACTACCAGCGGCAGGCTCAGCAGGCCGCCGCGCAGGCCCAAAAGTGAGCCATGCAAGTCCGCTACGGCAGCCTGCTGTTTCCCGTTGACGGATGCTGGTGGTCGTCCTACGAGACGACGCTCCACGTCCGGTACGTGCCGTACGCCAAGGAGATCACCGTCCGGCTCACGGCGGAGATTTTCGGCGCGTCCGCGGCGGAGTTGGCGCTGCTGTCGGCGGCCATCACGAACGCCATGCGCGTGCCGTACCTGGACCTGGCGCTGCACGACGACAACGGGGCGGTGCTGCAAAGCCTGTCGTCGGTGGGCAGCCTGACGGGCGTCCTGTGCATGGACGGCCCGCACTTCGACGAATCGCCGAAAGAGGCGTCGTGGGCGACGTTCCGCGAGTTGCGGGCGTCGTTCTCGGCCCAATACCCGTACAACCCCCAGGGCACGGTCATCATGGAGGCGATGCAGTCCACGTCGATGCGCGGCGGCGCCCCGGTCATCGCCAGCCTGCCTGTCATCGGCGGGCACTTTGTGGACCAGCAGATGACCGCGTCATCGCCGGTGTCCGCCGAGCAGACCGGGTACGCCGTCGGCCTGTTCAACTGGCCGAGCCCGCCGCCCNNTGCCGCCGGTGTGAGTCAGCGGTTGTACTTCGGGAACAGGGCGGGGTAGTTCTTGATGAAGTCCTTGTCGAAGTCGCTGAGGCCGGCCAGGCCCTTCTCGCGGGCCCGGTCGAGCAGCTTGACCGCAAACTCCTGAATGTCGCCGCGCAATTGAATCAGGGTCAGCTTGCAGCGCGGCTGGGCCAGCGGCTCGATCTCCTGGTCCGCAATGAACTTGCCCGCGCCGTGGTCGTCGGCGAGTTCGCTGAGCCTTCGGGCCGCCAGACCTTCCGGGTAAAGGTCCGTATTGTTGATGAGGAATGCGATGGCGTTGGGGTCCCACTCCATCGGCGTGCCCTTGATCGGCTGCTTGGGCAGCAGGTCGAGAAATTGATGGTAGTAGACGAGGTCGATGCCCGTCAGCAAGTCGATGCGTCGCCGGCGGTCCTCATCGCGTTGCCGGTCGGTCTTGGCCTTCGCCGCTTTGTTGGCGACCTTCGGCTTGGGCGCGACTTTTGGCGGAGCTTTCGGCAGAGCTTTTGGCGGAGCTTTCGGCGCGGCCTCGACCCGGTGCGGCCGCGTTTCCTCCGCGGCCCGGGTGTCATCGGCCTTCGAGCGCTGGAGGCGATCCTCCGCGGCCCGCTCCCGCGACGCGGTCAGGATGTACCAGCCGCCGCCCCACACGGCGGCGAACAGCGCGGCGATCACCACGAGCATGGCGGCGAAGGCTTTCGGGCTCACGGCAGGGCCTCCAGGGGGTTTGCGACTAGCTTAGCCCACGCCGCCGCCGGCGGCCGCCCCCGGCATTTGACGCTCCGGCACAATTAGGGCCGACCCACCGGAGGCGGCCCATGCCCGTCAATACCCACTGGCTCGGAACCGCCCAGGCCGT